ATCTACATAAGATCTAGCACTCAAATTACTATTATCATTATTTTGCACAGGAATTTCTGCTGCACTTACTTCAAATAACGTTGAAGACGATAATAAAATAACAAATATAAAACTGAATATTTTAGATTTCACTTAACTCTTCTCCTTTAAATAAAATTAAGAGAAGCAAAAAATGCTTCTCTTAAAAATTATATCACACCTATTTCTTGCTAGTAATCTTCAAGTCAAACCATAATTTTGTTTCTTTTTCTAACTTTTCATCTTTGTGTGTAATAGGTCCCAATGCACAGTAGAAACGACCAGCTTTAGGATTAGTTGGGTATTCAAACTCTGCCCACCAGTAGCCATCTTTTTTAGTTACTGAGAAGAAGTTGATATATTGACCTGCTAAGATATTATTTGCTGATGCTAATGCCGGTTCGTTTAAACCTGGTTTTTTCTTAGCTGCGATTGGTGATACACCTTTTTTAGCTGTTGCTTTACCAGACCATTTCCATGTTTTTTTTTACCACCGTTGTAATAATGTTTAATACGAGAAATAAAGTAATCTTTTAACTTATTACGATTAGCTAACGTATCTGGTGCATTTTTTCCAACATGCATATCCCAAGAACGATGAGGACAAGATGTGCCGAAATACTGTCTATGAAGATTAACTGTCGTGCGATTGACTGGTAAGCCATAAGACTTCATAACGGCAGCTGCCACTTTAAATGTCGCCTCTTCATTTAATTTGAATTGAGCATCTGTTAAACCTGCTGCTGGATGTGATTGACAAACTTCGAACCCGATCAGATTACTGTTAGCCCAGTTATTACCACAATGCCATTCTACATAATCTGTTGGGTGATACCAAAGTGTTTCATCTTTGTTTACATAAACTGAAGCCCACCCATTAACATGTGTTCCATTTTGTTCTCTTGTATATAACCATGGTAAATACTGATTAGGTGTCATTGAACCATAATCATTGTGAATAACAATACCTGCAATACTTGCTTTTTTACCTGTTAACTTGCTTCCTTGAATGTGTTTTGAATAAATGTCTTTCATTATAAATCTCTCCTTTAGTTTTTTCTTGGCTATAACTGCACTGTCATAACCAAGTCATAATAAAAAGCCGACTATTTAGCCGACTTATTTAATATCATTTTCTTTATTGTGTTTAGTTGTAAATTCTTCTTTAATTTCTTGTTTGACTGTTGAACCTTTATCACTTTTAATAACTTGCAATTTTTCAGCAATTTCCTTAGGAACTAACACGCCCATTTCAGCACAATTTTCTATAATGCTTAGTCCTTCATTCGCAATGTAGTAAAAAATTGTTATCATCAATAAACCACCGTTAAGTCCTAATATCTGATCGATAATATTTGCTAAAACGATAATGCAAAAAATCATCATCTTTCTTGCAAAACCAAACATAGACTTTCGACTCCACAATGATTTATTTTTTACAGCTTTAGATAATCCAGTAACAATATCTAAACCCATTAAAATCATCAGAAACCACATAAGCTTGATGTCTCCTGCATAGATGAATGTATGAAATGCTTCTGATTCTGTAAATTTCACTCTTATTTCCTCCATATTCTCACTCCTTTATAGTCTTGCTATCTATAATAAAAAGACACCTACCAAAGTAAGTGCCTTGTGATTTATTCGTTTTCATCTATGTTTACTGGATAGTCTTCACCGGTAATTTCTTTGTATTCTCTTTTAGTAAGTGAGCCATTATCAACCAGTAATTTTATGGTGAAATTGGTATAAATACCATTGTCGTACATATATTGAACATCTGAAACTTGTATGGCATTATCTGCTATGTCGACATTTTGTTTTATATTCGCAATTTGAAATAAAATATCGCCTACATATTTAAGTAAACGATGGTTATGTGCCTCTATTTTGTTGCTGCGTTCAATGAATAGATTAAGTTTTTTATTTTGAGAATTAAGAGCTTCTTCTAATCTTTCTAAATCACTGTTCTTCAAAGGTGGTTCAGAACCTATCCATCTTAGGTAGTCTGGATCAAAATAAAACGGTTGCCATATGCCTTCATATGGTGGAATTTCGGTATAAGGTTCATTAGGATAATCCCAATCACTTATAACTATTCTAGGTGTGCCGTCATACAAATATACGGTTTTTGCCATGGTTAATTCCCTCCTACTTCGTCTATTATCCAACTGAATTCGCCAACAATATAATGACCTGGTAGCCATTTAGCTTTATCTGTTTCATTAACATAAAACATCAAATCACCTGTCACATCTACTAATACGACTGCTGGATTCATTGTGACAGGTGTTCTAGCATAAAAATGTTCTATTCTCGGTACCATATGTGAAGGAATTGAACCAAACGCAGTTTGTGTCACAAGATTGTTAACATTAACTCTTAAATGCGCAATCTTTATGCCATTAACCATTCTGATTCGATATTGACACTGTAGAGCGTTAGGGTCATCTGTTTGACGTTTAGTCGCATCATTTTTAATTTCCCAATCTACCCAACCTGTATCATTATTTAATGCTTCAAATTCTTCGGCATTCTGTACACGTTTCCAACCACTAAATACATTATTCGTATGAACAGTCGCTCTGTATTCAATATTTCTTGAACTAGCAATTAATCTTAATTGTTTACGACCATTTTCAGACTCAGTTACATCTATTTCAGCAATATAAGAACCACCATTAGGGTCTTGTGGCGCATTAACACTAAAAGCATCCGAAGGGATTGTACACTCATATTTACCACCAGGTAGGCTAAGAACATCAGTATAAGTATTGCCTTCTTGACCAATAGTACCAAGCCATTTTCGTTTATAATCTTCTGGGTTCACTCTTTCCCAGTCTTCCCACGTATTGTAAAACCGTTTCTGCCAAATTTGAGTAGAGTTATAAGGTCTAAATGTAATACGTTTTAAGATACCACCATTTCTCTCAAGTACTTCTAAAAACCCTGCTGTACTTGTTGCACCTATACCTACAATCGGAGTTGTAGTCGTGTAATAGAAACCTGTTTTTAGATCATGTAACTTATTTAGATCATCTGCTAATGAAACGATTTGTAATTGACCATTATCTTGAATCAATTTTGCTTTTTGCCAATCACTTGTATCGTACTTGTTTAATTTCTCAACGTCTGTCTTAATTTGATTAGCTTTATTATCTAATTCTGACATTGTGTTATTTTTCAAATCTGTTATATCTTTTTTAGATGAACTCACTAATGTTGCAATTTCTTGCATGACTTGAGTTGACCTATCATTTAATGCTTTCAACCCGCTAGCTTTCGCCGTTTCCATTTGAGATACATAATCTTGACCATTTGCTAAGGCTTCATTAATTTCATTAATTGTATTCATTATACTTTCTCGAAACTCTTGGAAGGTACGTATTTCGTTGAGTTTATCAACTGCTGGTATTGTATTAATTAAACTATCAGCAATCTTAAAACTAAACTCAACTTCTGTAACAATATCCTCTTTGCCATGTACTGCAATAAACATTTGACCATTTACATCACCTGTTAAACCTAAAAATACATTTGGGATTGTATACTTCATTCGTCCTTTCATAGGGTCTATTGGTTCAACATTATCAACGATATAATTTTTACCATTTTTTAATATTAGAAAAACATCTGCGTTTTCTGAACTTACTAATAAAGGACTACCATTTCTAGTTACATCAAACACTAGATCAGCAGTCCCTACATCAGTATTATAAAATTGTATATTTGTATCTAGTCTATTTTGAATATGTGCTGTTGTTTCCAGCTTCATTCGACCTTCTTTGTTATACATTTAATCCCTCCTTATGATTCAAACCAATTCGACCATGCGCCTTGAGCGTATGTTCTTCTTTTAATTTTAAAGTTGTCGCTTCTACCAAAAGGAATTGCCATTTGGAATGCAGTACTCGCATCATCAAAATCAGCTCTACTTACATTTAAATGCAAGACCATTGCACTAGAAACTTTTAGGTATGGTGAACCTTTCGCATCTCGAGGAACATGATAAAAGCCACCATAAGTGACTGAATTTATATCCGTTACTGTTTCTGGCGCACTAAACATACGAGCCAATGCTCTATTATTGAATTGCAATTCATCTTCTTGAATTCTAAATATGGTACGAGATACATCATAATCCCAGAAACGCCAACCTTCTGGTCCTTGGTAAATTTTCTTACGCGGATTACCTTCATCATCAAATGCTAATAAACCAGTATATCCATCGTATCCAGTAGTACCGAATTCTTTACCACTAATACGTCGAAGACTATATAACATACCTCTAACTTCTTGAACCATGTCCCTTACTTCTCCGATATCTTGGTAAGCATTTTGCATGTCTTGGTCACGTAACTGTACGCATTCTTTACCAACGTATAAGAAATCTAACACCTTACGTTCAGTCGTTTTATTTTCATCCATTGAACGATTAAGTTTATGTGAACGTACGACTGATGCTGTACTTCCTCCACCATCCATATTATAGGCAAATTGAATATCATAGTGATCTAGTAATGTCTCAGCCACTTCTTGAAGTGTCATACCTTTTTCAACCATGGTATGTGTATTATTCTCACGACCATCGCAACTAAAGAAAATTAAGTCTTTATTAGGTAATTGCGCGATAACTTGTCTAGGATGACTTACAATCGTATTAGGACTATAGTCACCATCTTTCACAATGATTTTGCCGTCTGAAATAATAGGACCAAATCCACTAACTGTGTTGTTATAGCCTTTATTTCTTATCTCACTAGCTTGAACATCTGGTGGGAATGAAGTCAAAGTATTATCATCACCAATCGCAAGAGTCCATCTATCATTTAGTGCTGGGTATTCATCACCCTTAACACTATCTAATATTTGCCCTTCAAATAATTGTTGACCGTGCATTTTCAATTGACTACCACTACCAGTACTAGCATTACTCACAAAAGTAGCCTTCGTTTTACGCGCAAAGTCTGAAGGTGTCATATGTGCTGGTTTATTAGGATTATTACCATATAAACCACGTTTTAACTTAATGATATTTCCTTGACTATCCAGATGTGGAATATGTGTAATATAATACGTTGTATCAAATTTACGTCCTCTAAAATGAGATACCTCATTATAATAAGCACCCGTATTCATTTGTGTTTCTAACGTATCAGCTGTTTGTTTAGCTGTACTTGCAATGTCATCTATTCGACCAAAGTCTTCATTAAGTCTATCTTGTGCAAGTTCATGTAATTGCCCTTGTGTATCAACACGCATATCCTTCACTTCAGCAGTCGCATTACCATTCGCACCGATAATTTGATTTTTCACTCTATTATTTAATTTCTTAATTTCTTTTTCTACTGTAGAATTTCCATGTTTAATATCACTTGATTTTTTAGATTGTCGGTATTCTTTAACCATGTTATATAATATTTCTCTATCTTCTTGAGACATTCTCGCATTATCAATCACATTCCCTCGGAATTGATCATTAATTTCTCTAGGGAAGTTGTCATTATATCGTTTCATTTAAACCCTCCTTTATTCTGTCCATTCAAATTGTGCATATATCCAGTTACTGTTGCTACTTCCCGATTGATTCGAACTATCGATATAGACATTCAAAGCACCATTCCCTCGGATTTCAACCATGATAGGTTGTCTACCACTACCTGATCTAGAATAAAAAACTTGCGTATATTTCATAAATCCAGTAGGTAACTGTGCAATCTGTTCACCGTTTGTAAAATTACGTATGTTAACACGTATCATTTTTCTTGTGATTCTCTTTTCACCACGTTCACCATATTGATGTACGATTTCTCGAATACCACAACTAAATCCGTCTGTAGCATATAAGCCATTTTTAGGGGGACCTACTTGATACTCAATCCACCCTGAATCTCTAATAGATGTAGCTAAATCGTAAATACTATTTTGTAGGTCTAATTGCCATTGGTAATATTCTTCAAAACCATCCAAACCATCAACATGTGCTCTTGTATAGAATTGTTCCCCACTTTGATCACGCGCCATTTTGATTTCTACATCTCTACTCATCAACCGTCACCACCCCAGTTGAAACCCAACTAGTGCCATTACCTACATTAGCTGAAGTACCACTTCCGTACTTGAGCGCACTTTTGACATTACGTACATTACGATTAATGAGTTGTTGTATCTGTACAATATCTTTACGTGAATTACTGAACTCTATTTCAACAGGTACATTCATAATTGGGTGTGATTCTGTTAACTTCACAACTTTTAAATCAGTGTCGTATTGTAATGGTTTGTGTTTCAGATGTACTTTATGATTTTCTTGTATTTGTTCATAACCTAAGTAATTTGTCGAAACTTCGACAATAGGTTCGTCAACTAATTGTTCTTTAAGTAAGTCTTCAAGTTCATCAAGACTTTCAACATTGTCATCAAAAACAGTAGCTGCTTTCATATGACCAAACACATTATAATTTTTAGACTTAACTTGTTTATAGAATTTATAGATATCTTTACCTTTTAAAACTGCCGTGATATTAAATAATGTTGATTTTTCTGTCCCAACATAACCTGTCGGTTTTTTAGATTTATAATCAATTTTGTTGTCTTTACCTCTGAATATACCTTTAAATGTATGAGGTCCTTTTGATAAGTTCTTAGCAATGACTAATGGCTCAGTAATTGTACGTCTAGACCATGCACTCATTGTTTCATAGAATTCTCCGTCTAAATAGAAATCCCAAACGCCACCTAGTTCTCCTTTTTTGAAGTTAAACATCAGTGTTTCATTGCCCCATCGACAATCAATTTGTACTTCAAAAGATGCCCCAACTGATTCAGTACGCCATGTACCCGTTTTAATAAAGTTACCTTTAAAATTAAGTGCAGGCGTTTTAATCGGGTTATAGTTCTTCGTTTCTTTTGATGTTTTCTTTAAACCATAACCTTCAATGATTGTTTTCATTTCTGTTGTACTAACAGATGCTTGTACTTCGTCAGTATTATATTTATACATGATCACTTCATCTGACATCTTATAAAATGTCGCTTCATCATAAATATAAATTGTTTTATTATCTGCGAAATAGATATAGCCAAAGAGTTCAGCACCTTCAACTAAATACTCTAATCCGTTTTTATTACCTAATTCGTCTATCACAACGCGTTTATCAAACTTGCCTTTAATCACGTATTTAAATCCTAATGGATTATTTCTAAAACCAAAATCTAGATATTGCTCCAAAGTATATTTAGGTTTTTCTTCTTCTGTTACATCGCCATTCATTTCTTCGTTTTCAATATCTTTATCGATATAATGATTTTGAAATTCCATAAAAATATGCTTACCAACAATTTCGTTAGTAAGCATGAGATTATTTGATTTAACCGATGTTGATTTAATAATGTAATCTTGACCTTTCCACTTTAAAATAGCTTCGTTCTGTAACATATTAAATACATCAGCATTATGATTTGTTTTTAAGGCAGTGAATGATATTTGACGTTCGTTGTTCTTCTCATATTCATATTTAAATGAACTATAATCAAAATCAATTAATATCTCACCCATCGTTCGTTTACGATCCATAATAATTAAGTTATACAAATATCATCACCTACCTATATACATAATTAAATGTAAATTTGATTTCTTTAACTATTACGCCATCACCTAATACTTCAAAATCATTATAACCAGGGGCTAAAGTGATATATTCCCAATTAGTATCAATCCCACATCGTTTTTTATTCTTAAAGGGATATACACCATTGAGTATAACTGTGTCATTATCTCGTAAAGCCTTTTTATACTCAAACTTATTACCAGTTGTTTTATTATGAAGAATAAAACCATTTGGTGCTTTGATATTCATTGTAATTATTAAATGATGACCATTAATTGGTGTTACGGAATAGGAAGAACCATTATAAATTTGGAATCTTCTTTTATGATGCGTATACTTTATATTTTCATCAGTAACTAAACCATTTCCAAATTGCCAATAATCACTATTTAAACTAAAATCATCTGTTGTCAAAATAGATTCAGAATGACCTTTATATGCTGTGTAGGTTATATCAATATCACTAAATCTGACTGCAAATGGTGCAGGACTAACTTTGGGAGTTGGCAATACTGCATACTTTAGTCCTGGCATTTTGCTGAATACTAAATAGTACGGCTCATACCTCTGTATTTTTTGTTCTAATTCAAAGCAAAATAAATCTAAGTCAATACTATCTAGCCCTGTATACCTAAATTTTAATGTAATTTCAAATGGTCCAAAAGTTGTAACTGAAGGTTTAGCACCATCTACACCATTCATTTCAGTAATTTCAGTTTTACCATTTATTTCAGGTTTATCAAATCCTAAAAATTCAAAACGGTCATTCTCTAAAAGATTGACCGTTTCATTTTCCATAATTAACTTAACCCACTTATTATTTTTACACGTCATTTATACACCACTCATTCCTAGGTTATAACCTGCATTCCTAGCCATATTACCTTGATTATTATTTACCTTTTTCGTTATTTCTTTGCTGTCCAAGAATACTTTTGTATCCTTGTTAGCAATTCTATTAGTATCTCTATTATTAATAGATTGAAGATTATTACCTTCATTGATAGCACTATATATACCGCGAAGTAATTCTGCTTCTTCAGAAAATCCAAGCATTTCGCCTGTTCTATCCCAAATCACTTTACTTCTAGCTTTCATTGAAGGATCATGACTAATAACTGATTCACTAAAGCCACCTTCTGCCAACCATGCTATTTCAGGAGAATTAATTATGCCACCTTCTGCATATCCATGTCCTTGACCAATAGTTCCTAACAGTCTTGAACCGTATGTGTTTTTAGCATAGTTCATACCAGCTACTAAGTTGTGTAGAGGGTTCCAAATATTGCCCATACCTTTACCTTTGTATGCAGAAAAAGTACCTGGTTTAACTTGTACAAGACCCATTGCGTTACCATCAGATAGCCCGTCATTTCCACCCATTGCTTTAGCATTGCCACCAGATTCAGTCATAATTTGTTTAGACCACGCATTTATATATGCTGGCGTAACAGGAAGTCCAGCAAGCTTTAAAGCACGAATAATAGTACTCTTGTAATTACTACCTTTTGTATTACCACCCATACCTTTCAGTACTTTTACGGGGTCTAATGTATTAGTATTTGTTAAAAATGGTGTTGGTCCTTCTTCAACTTGTGTATGCAAATGAGGACCAGTTGTATTAGCTCCACTATTTCCAGTAACAGCTATTGTTTCTCCTTTTTTAACCATTCCTTCTTTTAATATTTTACTTAAGTGGACGAAATACATCGCAATTTTACCTGCAGCTAATCGTAAAATATTACCTCCACCAACATCATGTTGTTTAGTAGCTTTACCACTCATTGGAGCTTGTATTTTATCAAAGACATGAGGTGTATCAATTCCATAATGACGCCCACCGTTTATTGATAATGGATATCCAGGCAATGGCTTATTAGGGCTATATCCATATGAAACTCCCTTACTTAAAATACCTGAGCCATCAATATCTCCACCACTGGTTTCTTCAAACCATTTAGAAAACATTTTTTTGACTCCACCAGTAAGTTTTTTATACATTTTCCCCATCATTTGACCAGGTACTGCTTTAATACCACTAAAGTCCACACCCATCATGTCCATAACTTTGTCGACAAGTTTTCCTGGGTTTTCCATGTAATCGAAAACATCACCAATTACTGAATCGAATTTATCTTTAACTACTTTCCCGGCAGCTTTACCTGCAGTTTTTACACCTTCAACACCATCACTAACTTTTTTGATAGTTTTAGAGTGTTTATTAGCTTGCTTACCTAAAAACTTTCCAGATGCTTTACCTAATTTGTTTGTTAAGCTTGTACCATCTGAATATCTAGGAAGGTTATTCATACTAGCATATGTCTGTGTGCCATTTTCAACCACTGTACCTTTAGGTAAATATGCTAATGTATCAGTATCCGGCGTAATAACTGTTTTTCCATTTGGATAACGAATAGTTTCATGTCTAAATCCTTTTGGTCCATTTCCTTTACCTTTATCTCCTACTATTGCCATAGTGTCTTCAGAAATAGCACCATTTCGAGTCCCAGTTGAAAGTTTAATAGGTTTAATCATTTCTTTACCTAAACCTAATTTATCTCCAACTTTATTAACTCCGCCGATCATTTTATTCAATCCACCGATAGTGTGTTCTTTAATTCCAGAGGCAAGCTTTTTAGAGTTTTCAACAACACTATTTTTCATACCTATTACCATGTCTTTAATGCCATTAACAAAACCTTTTATTCCATTTTTCATTTTCCCAAATGTATTAACGACACTGTCTTTCATGGTTTTGGCCATATTTACAGCACTATTTTTTATCGATTTCCAACTGTTGCTTGAAAAATGAAGGGTTTTATTTAATATGCCTTTTACACTTGAGAATACTCCGTTGAACTTACTCTTAATGTTATTCCATAAATTTTGAGCAATTGAAGTTACTTTATTCTTTAAGTTAGTCCATAAATTGACTGCAAAATTTCTAATAGAATTAAAGATGTTTTTTACTGATTTAAATAACCCAGTAAATTTTGCGCGAACATTAGTCCAAAGTATCTGTGCAAGTGCAACGACTCTATTTTTAATTAGAGTCCATGTATTAGATAGCCATTTTTTTATAGAGAGCGTGATTGATTGTATAGATTTATTTAGACCCAAGAATTTTTGTTTAACTGAATTCCAAATAGATTGAGCAGTTTTTCCTATAAAGTTCTTTATAAAAGTCCAACCTTTTGTGAATACACCTTTCAACAAGGACATTCCAAGTTTTGCTACTTTAACAATTTTTCCGACAAACCAAAGTTGTACTAAATTCCAAATTAATTGGACTACACCTTTTAAAACTTGAACTAATCCATTCCAAACGCCTTTCCAATTTCCAGTTAACAAACTGCTGAAAATCTTGATTGTTCCTAGTATGATGTTTAAAGCACCTTGGATTACACCTTTTATGTTATTCCAGACACTAACAACTATTGCTATTATGGCTGGCCACAATAATTTCATTAAATTCCAAATAAGTGTCATAATTGGGCGAATTACATTTCCCCATATAAATTTAAATACAGTAGAAATTATGTTTCCAATAGTTCTGACAGCTTGAGTTATTTCAGCACCATTTTGTTTCCAAAAAGCAGAAAGTTGTTGACCGATTTGAAGTCCAAATGATTTAACTGCATTTATAACTTGGAAAAAGACTCTTTTAACTGTATCTGCAAAGGTAGTTAATCCAACTACTACATTAGGAGGTAATATTTTAGATAATGTAATTACACCATCTTGACCATTACCTTTGAATAATTGGAAAAATCCTTTAATAATATTGCCAATTGTAATAAATGTATTTTTAACGCCATTTAGTGCTGCATTAACAACGTTTCTGAATGTTTCTGATTTTTTATATGCAACAACAAAAGCTGTTCCTAATGCAATAATGCCTAACGTTATCCACCCAACAGGACCAGATATAAAACTTAGAGCAGCACCTAGTTTTGGAAATACTTTTGTGATACCAATTATTGCACCTTCTGAACTTTTAGCAGCAGTATTGAATTTCGCAAAAAATTTCAAGAACTTACCAAACGGACCAAAAATAGCCCCTATTACTCCCGTCAGTTTACCGAATATAGTTAAAACTGGACCGATACCAATAAGTATTAAAGTACTCCATTTCATAATACTTGCTATTAATTTTTGAGTGTTTTTATCTAAACTGTTATACCATGAAACAATACCTTTGATTCCGTTAATAACTTTATCAAAAACATTACCTAAAGATTCACCCCATTTAGCAGCTGAACCTTCCATGCTATCAAACACATCAGTTAGATCATTCATTAAAGGTTTCATTTTACTAAAGAAACCTCCACCTTTACCTCCGGCATCTAAGAAAGAAGCACCAATTCTTCCAACTGCTGCCCACATATTCGCTAATGATGCTGTGAATGATTTTTCACCCATTGTTTTGGCAGCACCGCCAATATTGTTTTCAATAGCACTCTGCAACATCTTACTGGATATTTCACCATCTGCAGCCATATCAGTAATTTCTGACGCTGCAACATTTGCTTCTTTAGCTAGCCATTGATAAATTGGCAGTCCTCTATCCGAAAGTTCTTGTAATTCACCATTATATGCTTTGTTAGATGTTTGAACTTTGTTAAATATTCTACCCATCTCGTCCATGCCTACACCAGCAACAGCAGCAGCATCTCCCGTGTTAGTTAAATACTGTATCAATTCTTTACCAGGCTTTATTCCAGCAGCAACTGCATTAGCAGCTGTTGTAGCAGCTTCACCCATACCAAAAGATGTACCTTTAACAGCTTTATTAGCGTTTGTCATTATTTCTTCTACATTTTTACCGCTATTACCTAATGCACTTAGTTTAGCTTCTGCATTATCGATTTCTACTAGGCGTCCAAACCCTTTACCGATAGAAATACCAGCTAAAGCTCCACCAGCTACCATTGCAGGTTTTGTTATCTTTTTAGTAAGATTATTTCCTACTTCTTCAGATTTTTTCGATATGTTAGTGAAAATTGAACCAACTTTTTCAAAACCTTCTCCTGTTTTAAAAACTCGTTTCATTCCACGGGACATGTTCTTTTCTATCGAAGATGCAGCACGATCCGATGCTTTTTCTATATCTTCAAATCTTTTAGTCAACGCAGTAAATGCAGATTCCATTCCACTTTGATTGGCAATAAATTTAGCTTGCAACTCCTTAACAGTTGCCATAAGACCCCTCCCTTCTTTTATTTATTTTTTAATTTACATATTTTGTTCAGCACGTTTTTTAGCTTCTATTTTCTTTTGAACTCTTTCTGGCCATTGAGGTTTCTTTCTAGGACTTGTAGATTTTTCAGTTTTCTTTTTAGGTTGAATTTCTTTTAAGAACTTTTTAACGTTTTTCAAGTCGTCTTTTGATTGTGGATTACTATTTAACATTGCAACGAAATTCATATAGTAATCTGCTTGTTCTTTTTCTGCTTTACGTTCTTGATTTTGAAAATGTGTCATTAAGTGAGCTAATAACTCATTAAAAGGCGTGTTTAATACTTCATCACGCCCTCCAAGTTCTTTACTTAATTTGTATATGACAACTTCTTCTAGTTGGATGTCGCTTGAGTTAGTTTGTCGTCTTCTTCCTTCTTCGGAAATAGCACTGCTAGTACCGTCGAGAAGGAATCTCTTGACTTTTTTAATCGTTCAATTAATTTAGGAAAATCGTTAACTTCGATAACTGCATCGATGATATCTAAGAATGTATAAACATTTTGTTGACCAATTACATCAACATTGATGTTCGATGATAGAGAAATTAGATTGTGTAACGAATCTGGTGCATTCTCTAATAAGATTTCAAATGAACCTAATACATCTTTAAAGAATTGAGCTCCAGCTCGCTTGAACGCTTCTGAACCGTCATATTGAAAGACATTAACTTTATCATCGCCATCTTTAGCTTTTTCAACTGCCTCTTCATATAGTCTTCTGTTTTCTTCATTAATTTCATTACGTTTAGCAAAGAATGTATCTAATGCACTCTTCAAGTGATCGTTTGTATTAATATCTTTAACTAATTTGTTTAATTCTTTTGACACTCTTTTGATTTGTAAAATATTCATTTCTTTGATTTCAACGTTCTCTGTTACTAACTTATTACCTTCATATGTTTTGATTTCTACTTGTGCCATTTGTCATTTCTCCTTTTGATATATAAATTAAAAAACAAATAAAAAAAGGACAGCTTGAAACTGTCCTTAGTTATTCTGCCGAAACGTCGGCGCTATCTTCATTTGGATCTACTTCAACGTTTTCTGGTTCTTCTGGTGCTACTTCTTGTACTGTTACCTTACAAGTCGCTTTTTTATTGCCATCATTCGTTGTAACTTCGATGTTAACTGTTCCTTTTGTAACTGCTGTAACTTTCCCAGTTGTTGAAACAGAAGCAATTGCTCTATTTGACGATGCAAAAGTTACCGTTTTATCTGTTGCTGTTGATGGTGCTACAGTCGGCTTAATTGTGTCAGTATCACCCACATTTAAATCTAAAGTGGTTTTGTCTAAAGTAATACCTGTCACTGCGATTGGTTTTGTCTTGAATTGTGGTACATCAACTTTATCTGATTCTCCATTTTCATTTTCAAATGACAATTGATAAGTGCCTACAGGATAATCAGTATTTGCATTCAAATTATCAATCGTAACTTTTGCTTTACCATCATGACTACGTTCTGCAGTACCGACAACATCAGTACCTTTGTATACTTTTAGTGTATCTGCCAATTTAGTCACTCCTTATAAATTAATATTAAAACCCCTATTCAGCAGTAATAGATGCAGTCTTTTCATTAGCATCTACCACTACATTTTGGGGACTGCTAGGGTGTTGCTGGTTCTTCAGTTGATTCTCCTAATTCGTCTGGGTCTTCGCCAATGTAGAAGTAATTATTTGGTTTGTTTGCATCTGCACAATCTTTAGGGAACATAGCAAATTCCATTTCATAGTTACCTTGTTCATTAGCGAATGACTTAGTCATACCACTAGAGTTTGCGATTTTATGAATGAAGATATCTTCTGATTTGTCTTCTCCCATTTGTCTTGGGTGTATAGTTAAAGTTCTTGCACCAGCACGTAATGAAGCTCCAATTGGTGCATCTGTGACTGATACCGCCTTACCATTTCTATCAAAAGTAATTGTTCCACTTAATGTTTTACTGATAACATCTAAAGATGATTTAGCAGCAACGACTGTAACTGTACCGTTCCAACCAACAACAACTTGATCGTAGTTTGTATCTCCGAAGTCTGCCATATTAATATCAGTTAATTCAGGCTCTAATTGAACTTCTCCACCTTCTGCTTGTAACAACGAACCATCTTCACACATTTTCCCATCAAATCTTAATTCTGTTGGTAACCCTTCATCAAAAATAAAGTCCGCCATACCGAATTCATAACTAATTTTTTCAGCTGCCATTTAAATTCCTCCTTAAATTTAGGTATAAAAAAAGCACTCATTTGCAATAAGGCAAAATAAGTGCTAAAAAGTTTATTGTATAAATCATATTGTCATTAATAACGCCAACTCTTATTGGCGGTGATTCTGCATAAATATATTGAATAAAGTGTTTATCTGTTCTGATTAAACTACCGTCTTCATAAATTGGCACTTTCATAATTTGATTTGTGATACCGTGTATCGCATTGTAACAATCAAAAGCTCGGTTCACTGTTTTATCAAAGTCCTTACTTCTAATTTCTACTTGATAATTCATCAAATGTGACTTCATATCGCTTCTATCTGGTGGATAACCACCTTCATAATAAACAACACCAAACTCTGATTGAGCAGTATGATAATCAACTGTCCACTCTAAGTCTGGCACTTTGTCCATCAATATTTTTTTAATAGCGCGTTGTATCATCTAGCTGCCTCCTTCAAGTAAACGTTCTAATGCTCTTTCCATTGCTTTTTCAAAATGTTGATCAGTTAAAATCACGGCGTGTTGCAAATATTTACGACCTGGTTGATATCCTTTAACATTAGGTTTTTGACGGGTAACTGTTCCTCGTCCTCTTATATAATAGTTTGGATATTTCACACCACGTTCATATTTATCTCCAACTGGTCTAACATTATTTAGTTCGTGAACATAAGTTGCATATTCCATGTTCGTTCCTACATAAACAACAAATGACCGCCCTTCAATTCTTGCTCGTGTTGAATGAATACTATCTTCTAAACTTCCACTATCACGTGGCGCTAAAGCTTTAGCATATTCTTCACAAGTAAGCCCAATTTTATCCATTTCATCTAGCAATATAAGGCTAAAACGTTTATTCATAGTTTTAAACTCTTGTTGTAATTCTCGAAGACCATGCCATTCAATCTTGAAACTTAGTCCTGACATCTACATATAACCTTTAATAAAATGCGGTTTCCCTGTTATATCTTGCCCGTATTCAACCTTTTTAACTTGCCCTAATGCTTTTGTGTGTTTAGGCGTTATATGCTCAATACGAGCGTTTAAATCGATATTCCAAACGACTTCAGATATTGGAATGTAAACTTGAGTAACTGATGTATATTCTTCACCATTAGCATTATAGATATTTTGAATATCATATCTAACATGTGCTTTGGTCAATACTTTTTCAGTTGTAGGTTTACCGTAATCATCTTTAATCTGATTTCCGTTTGAATCAAGCATCGGCACAACGACATTGACCTCATCTTTATAGATAATCATATTAATCTCCCAATATGACCTACAGATTTAGTTTGTAATTGTTGGTTGATTAGGAAAAACACATATGGATCAAGTAGATTATCAGACATTGTTACGCTTGCATCATTAATTTTTTGCGTTTCTACACCTTGCCTTTTCAACATAGCGTAACCATTGGACTCTCCTTCGATTTTGTACAACATTTGTTTTACAATCATACGTTCAGTGATGGTTATTTTAGGATATAAAGAAAAGATATCCTCATAAGCATCAAAAATATGCTTATCTAGGATATCTTCTTTAATATCATTTAGTAGTTCATTAGGTGGCATTTCCTCAATATATTGTTTTACTTTTTGTATATCAAGCATTTCATCACCTCAATTCCCCTATTCTGCTGAAATAACAACAGATTTCGCATTAGCTGTTACCTCTACATTTTGGGGTTCCTTAGGGTGTTTCGTTAGCTTCTTCATTTGCAGTTAAAATAGAAATACCTTTTAAGTTTTGTAAAACAGGCATTGCTACTTCACCAACGATTGTTTTCTCACCAACAGGGTCTTGAGAAACAACAGATACAACGTAAGTTCCTATCGCAAAATTATTATCAGCTGCTGGACCTATAAGTGTTTTACCTAATTGGTCTGCATGCATAACCACTTTGTCATCCTCTAATAGTTGTTTTGTAATATCTCCTTCAATACCGTCGATAGTTACGTGACCATCTTCAATCTCTAATGTAGGTAGTCCTAATTCGTTAAACGTTTCTTGTAAATCAGAATCTTTTACTAAACGACGACCAGTATCTTTTCCGTAGATTTCTAAAATAACATTAGGATTACGTTTAATTTTTGATAATGTTCTAGAAGTCATGACCATATATGCTGGTGCTTTTAAATGGTTGTTTTCTTTGTAACTATCCACTTGTTCTTGTAACACTTCTAATGGATTTACATCATCACGAGAGAAATCTCCAGCTGTGATTTTAGCATTGTCATCTAAATCTAAATCAAAGCTAATCTTCACGTTATCTTTAGGACTTTCGTAATCAAAACGACCACGATAAACCATATCAGCACGGATAAGTTCTTTAGTTTCTTCGACACCTTCTTTTAAATCAGCAACACTAATTAACGCATTTCTTATTAAAGCATCTACTTCACTAGTAGAACGTGGGTTTAAGTATTTGTACATTTCTTCTTCTGTATAGTGATAAGCATGAGCAATTTTTGTTAACTTTGCCATTGCTTGCTTAATTGACCCCTTATCTCTTAGTGGTGTTCCAGAGTCAAATCCAATAATTGAAGCTGCTTTAATTCCTGTCTTTTCGATAATGTCATAAACAACATTGATATCAAATGTTTGTTCAACTGGGAACACTCTCTCTAAACGTCTTGTACGTTGTGGTTCTATATTTTCAACAAATGATTGTAATGTAGCTTGTTGTAAATCTGAATGATCTGTAATGTTTGGCATTTATTATTCCTCCTTATATTTGCATAAAAATAGGACGTTATTACACGTCAAATGTAATACGCCCTTGTGTAGCTTTTTTGAAATTGTTTGTTACACCAGTTAATAACTCTTCGAAAACAGATGCTTTACGAATTGCTGGTACACTTTCGTTCACTTGAACATCTTGTACTTGAACATCACGTGATGTTAATACTGCAGCTGCCATTGTTTCTGGTGTAGATTCTTGAACTAATTCAAATAAACCAGATTCAGTGTTTTTGAATACTCCTGTACCACCTTTAACTACTTGACCTTCTGATAATTTAGAAGAATCTAAAGTGATGTTTCCAACAGTCCACTCAAGATTTTTAGCATCTCTTAAGAAACTAGGAAATTGTAAATCTTCTGATACTACTTTTGGTTTTAAATTCATTCTTTATTCCTCCTTTTGTTTTCCAGTTAATTCATTTGCTAATTCTTTACCGCGTTTTGAATAGTCAACCTTTTGCTTACCGTTTCCAGTTTGTACACCAGACTTATAGTTATTGTTTGCTGGTAGCGTATCTTCTTCCTCTGAACCACCTTCATCTTTTGAAGTGTTAGTTTGATTGAATAAGTAAGCTTTTGTTTCGCGTAATTCATTCATGACCTCATTGAAGTTGGTAATATCTCCACTTTCTTCATCACGATTGAATTTGTGTTTGTCGATAAATAAAAATACATCGTCTGGATCATGTGCATCTTTAGATACTTCTTTTAAAATTTTCTTATCTAAATCGTTAGATGCTACTTGAACTTTATAGTCTTTGATTTGTTCTTGAAGTTCTTTATTAGTACCCTCAAGCTTGTCATAATCATTCGCTTTCTTTTCAAGTGTTGTAATCTGTTTAGATAATGTTTCTTTTTCTGATTCTAAAGATTTAATTTCTGTATCTTTATCACTCAATTGCGATTTGATGTCTTGAATATCCTTACCGTTTTCTGCCATTACTTTCTCAATTTGTTCATCGGATAATTCTAAAGCTTTAAGTGTTTCTCTATTCATATTTATTCTCTCCTCACGTTTTGATAACGATGTCCGACACCGATTGGATTAGTACAATAACGCTTGTACCTGCGACATCGTCTTTTAATGACTTACGAACAGGTCAAACGGAATACCACCGTTATGAGATACGTTTAGATCACTTCCTTATGATTAGATAAACGCACAAAAATAACCGGCAATCTCACGACTGTCGGTTTGTTTATACATTATCTTGTAACTTATGTTTTATATCGTTGTACGTCATATTAATACTTAATTCATGTTGTCTGTATGCTGTTCGGTTATCTAAGCTTCTATCTTTGTCATCTGATTGGACTACATCAACCTCACAAGTATCTAAATGACTATCTTTATTATCTTGATAGAACTCAATAAATGTTTTAATTGCATTAAGGAAATGAACATCTTCTCCCCACTTATCAATGATTATCTTATCTTTACTTTGTTCAATCATATCCTTCACCCTTTCATTTCTTGTCTAGCAACTCTTAACTTCTGTTTCATCTTTACATAACCAGTACTATTAGAACGTTTCATTCTGCGATAAGCACCTAATGTTTTAGGAGCATCATCACCTAATATCGCTTTTATACTTTTGTAGTTCTTCATTTCTTGTCTTGCTTTACGCTTTAACTGTTGATCATGTTCATAACTTTCTCTTTGCTTTTTAGTTCGAGGGTCAAGATTTGGATTAAAGTCCTTACCTTTAGCAATGTATTTATTAATTTCACTTTCTGACTTGAAGTCTGCCACAAAAGGTCTAACCATGCATTTGCAGTTTGGATGTACAGGAATAACATCTCGTACATCTAATTGGGGAAACCTTGTGTCTTGACCAGTTAAAGAAAATACTTTGTCTTGATATTTAGCACATTCACTGCATGTGTTTAAATTGCCTGTGACGTACACCAAATCATTTCCAGTAGCTAAATAATGATTAACATGAGCGTGTGTTCTAGCAGTGCTTATTTTCGTTCTCACGACTGTTTCTGTATAGAAGTCTAAAGGTAATAACTTATTATCAATTGTTCTAAATGATTTCATACCACCTTGAACAAAAGAATCAGACACCCGTTGAATTATCTTCCTACGATTCTGACCGTATAAGATACCTCTTGAAATGTCTGATTGAACTTCTAATAATGTTTGATTAATTGTTGAAACTGTAGTGACAAACGCTTGCCTAAGTGCTGCTTGTAAATCTAGCATTGTGTCACTTGTGATAGTGGCTAACGCGCTTTTATGAACTTGTGAGTTGAGTTCGTTTGATAAAGCTATGCCTTGCTTACTTAATTCTTTCGTTGCTATGTTCAATTCCGATTCATAGACCTTTGCAAGTTCGGGTTCGACAAACTCAAGAACATCAGTACCGAATTGTTGAATCAAGTTTTCAATATTTCTAAACATAACCTGTTTATCTCGATTGCTCAACAAATCAACTTCTTGAATTAACTTAAGTATTTCATTTTGCAAGAATTCAACTGTAGGCTTTATTTGTTCAATCTTCATTCAATCACCTACTCCATTTCTTTTAGTTCTTCATCAACTGGATTAGTTTCTTCCTCATCTTCTTTGTTGTCATTGAAGTTTAACCCTGTCATATTTCCTCTTAACAACGACATACTATCTTGTGATGTTCGTTCAGCTTCAATCTTTTCTACTTCTTCCATAATCCATTCTTCTGATTTATCTGGATTATTATTTCTAACAGTTTGTTCAAGTGATTGCGTTCCAGCTGCATAACTTTGATTGTTTAATGTCGATGTTTCTTTTGAAGTGACAGGCATCATATCTTTTTGGACGATGATTGGTTTTTCAATAATGATGTCGCTATTATCTCGATTCAGTAACCACATACAATTCTCAACACCTTGCTGAATGAACTCAATGTATTCATCTCGCATTTGTTCAGCTTTCATAATCGATAAAAATAAATCATAAAACTTAGCAGTACCTGATTGTGCTTGTGCACCTTCAGACGAAAAGAAATCAATTGCTTTTTCACTTGTTTGAGTTTCCATTAGCATCATTTTGATAATGTCTTTTACATAAGTAATATCACCAATCTTTGAGATATCTATTTGATGTATTTGTAATGATTGACCATCTTCATCAATGGTTGTGACTTCTAAATCTCTATGATCAAACTTATCTTCAACACCATATCTTTTTTCTGATAGTTGAATTAACCTTTCCATGACTTCTTTCGATACAGATATTCTAGGTTTACCATTACGCTCAAACACTTGTGCTGTTCGAGTCATTGTCCAGTTCACTTCATCTTGCTTACCTTCTTGCCCCATTAGAACACTTCTACCATATCTATTCATAAATGTTGGACTGTAAGGTAGGTAAACAAATAACGTTCGCTTACGACCTTTTAAAACGTAATTACGATGGTCTCTTTCAAGCTTAGTAATATCAAATATAATTTCTTCATCATCAACTAATTGTAGGTCTCCATTATCGTCCATATGATAAACAGTATGACTGCCTGTTAATTCGTTTTCTCCTTCAACTTCTTCATGAACATGTACATACTTGTCATCGCCATGTTTAACAATATATCTTAGTTGATATGTCTTGCCGTCTTCAAGTTCGTAATAAACATTACGTTCTTTAAAAGACAACTTAACTTGTCCATTGACAACTTCTGGTACTGCTACAATACCACCGTCTATTTGCCATTGCTTTATATTCATACCGTGATGTTTACTAAAATTCGAATTAGTTTCTATCTGGTCTAAAGTTTCTTGTTGAAGGTCGAATAATTCACTATTGAATGTATCATCTTGAGTTCCTTCAATATGTTGATCATCAGTATCAAACTCTTCATCATCTTCTATCTCGTTGATTGGATAGTTCGTTTGAAGTTTACCCATTGACCTCGTAATAAACAGTGTAGGTATATCAACAATCATTTTAGATATATTCACTACAATGTATGGTGTTTGAACATTCTTTGCTTTAACATCTCCATATTCAATACGATCAATGATTTCACCTTGGTCTATTAATGATTTAGCTCTATCAAACAACTTTGAATGTCGACCATCGTATAAATCTCTATATAAAAACATATCACCGTGTGTTTCAGTAATTTCATCTTGTGTGAATGATTTTAATTCTGCCATTGTTTACCTCCTTACCACATTGTTGTTGATGAAGTCATAGCCTTAGGTTTCTTTTTCATATCTTCACTAAAAGCATATCTTGTAGCATCTATTGTGTGGTTATCTTTATCTTCTAATCTTGGTTTAGGATTACCGTCTTTATCAGTTTCATAATCGATGTTCTCGAATTCCTTTGCAATGTTTGGTGTACGTTTAGGGTCAATGATTATTGCATCTAAATCATCAAGCCATTGTTCACCATATTCAACACTGTCTGGACCTTTCTTCACACCTTTAATACGTTTGATTCCGTGTTCATTCTTTAACTCGTCAATACTTTTAGGCTCTGCACTATCAGCAAATATCTCGTCTGACATATATTTCTTTCGCGTTAACCACTTAGCCAGTTCTCTATTAGATATCTTCTGACCATAGTATTCATCAACTGCATATATAACGTTTTTCTTTTTGTCATAATGCCAACGAACAAAAGCTAAAGGATCAGTAGCATATCCAAAATCGACTGCACTACGAATGTTATCGAATGAGTTATATAATTCATCAGGTATTGTTTCAATTTGTAAGTTATCGAATGGAACGACACCACTACCGATAGCTTCACCTAAATACTCCCAACGATATCTCATTTCACTTTTTTGTTTAGTTGCCTCTGCTTCTTCAACAAACTGTTTCGATATATGTTGGTTATCTTTGTATGTACTGTGATGTACAAAAGTATTATCTGGTTGAATAGATGATTCATACTTTTTATTAACCCATGATTGTTTTCTCTTAGGTGGGTTGTAACTATAAAAGAATTTATAAAAAAGACCATCGTCCAACTCTCCACGTAATAGTGAGTTAGTGATGGTCTTTACTTCATCTTCTGTTTTAAACTCTGCTAATTCTTCAATCCAACCAATAGCGAATGGAAAGTTAGCGTCTTTCAATGACTTAATTCTTTCTGGATCTTTAGCACCTCTAAATGCAATATAATTCCCTCTAGGTAAATAAGTAATTCTCATTGGAGATTTCGTTATCTTAAATTTATCCGATACTCCTTGATGACTAATTGCCCACTTCAATTGTTCGTATATTGATAATTCAATTGTGTTATCTACTTTACGAATACAAACAGCATTAACCGGAAATCTCATAATCAGTTGGATGATAATAATTGCAATGTCTGTTGACTTACCACTACCACGCCCACCTTTTTCTACAATGTGCAATGTATTCGGGTCTTTAGCTGCTTTCCAAGACTTATGAAATTCTTTAGGCAACAATTCAGATATATTTTTAACTGTTGTCATTCAATGTCATCCACAAAAATGATATCTCCACTATGCTCTACTTCTTGTTTATCAGTCCACATTGCATAGCGTTTGCCTAATAATTCAGCAGCTTTAGTTCTAGCAACTATATCAGCACGTTTCTCATGCCTTTCAACTTCACTCATGAAATCGCCAGTAGGTACTAACATCAATTCTTCGTCTTTAACTTTACCTCGCAAAACAGATGTAAGGTATTGAAGTATTTCATCTTGCTCAGCAATACTTTCTTTTTTCAATTCTTCTAATCTTGCATCAATATAAGATTTTACTCTAGCATTTTCTAGCAATTTATATACATGAGTTTTTGCATATGCCTCACTATAACCTGCATTTCTAGCAGAAACTGAAGCGTTACCTGTTCTGATATACTCATCTGCAAACAACTGTTGTTTTCTTGTTAATTTCATTTCATCTACCACCAACTCTCACGATAATCTCGTTTATTTATTTTATTTCTTTAACTTTAAATACTTTCATAATCACTAAATGCAAATGTGCTTGAATACAAAAAATAGAGTTAATCACATATTTGAATTTCTTCATGTAATCAACTCTACTTCTATATCATAATCTTTATCGCCTTTAACAATTGGATCATAATCAATTAATACTTTACTTGCCTCAGCATCGTTCTTCAATCTCTTAATCATTGCTATTAAGTGACAATCATTATTCACTTTTCTAATACCTTTTAAAACACCTGCTACTACCACCATTACTTTCATATATTCAACTCCAAATAAAAAACACCTGAACTTAATCAGATGTTTTAAATCTATTTACTAATTCGTTTTTTCTATTTTCTTTCGTAATTTTTTCTTCGACAATAATATTTAATAATTCAAATACTATAATTGCATCGTCTTTATTAATTTCTTCATCTATATTTCTTGGATGTACTGCTCCATTTCCCAAACCTCTAACGCCATGTGCTAATTCTTTCAATTCGGCATCTATTACATTTTCATTGTATAGCCATTCTACTTTTTTGAATAAATTATCTTGTTCTTTTGCACCTAATTTAATACATAACAAATCTAAAGCTAATCTAATTATAGCCAATGAGGATCTAGGAGATGATTCGAACACAGAACTAGCTTCATTATATAAATCTTTAATATTTTTAGGCATATCATTATTAGGTTCTTTTATACTTGAAGTAGTTGGATGTATTTTCATGCCAGTATTAGCATCATAGATACATGCACCTTGACATACTTCACAATTTTCGAAGTAAAATAAATTAGCATATGCATCTATAGAGTCCGAAGCTCCCCGAAACAAACTTTTATATTCCTCATCCCGAAAGGATAATGGCCTATTTATATGATTTCTGGGATATATTCTTTCGTTCTCATAATCTATTACACCTAAATAATAATAATCTTCTCTATTTTTATCTAAACCAATTAATGTCCATAAACTTTTAGTCTTATTACCACAATATTCACAGTCACTAAATCCCCATATTTTCATTGCTTCTTCCATTCTATAACCTCTCCCCCTATAATAATTAAATACAATCTAATTATACGAAATCCACCTAGCAAAAGCCAGATGGATTTAATTAATATATATAGGATTATAGAAAGGATATGGACAATAACCGTAAGGCTGTGTAGTGCGACGAGCAAACTTAACCAGTTTGTCTGATTTGAAGTTGCCGTCCACTCCTACCCACATTTTACAATAAGAATTGCGTTATTACCTAACTTGTTAAATTAGGTAAATCTGTCTAGTTTGTCTAGTCTGTTAATATAACAGCAATATCATTAATGATTTGATGTACTCTTTGTTTCGATATCCCCATTGTTTCAGCAATATATTCGTAGCTTGTCCCAGATAAAACTTGGCTTAATATAATTTCTTGTGTTTCATCTGTAACTCTATCCCAACGATTTTGTATATATTCCACTTTCATTTCAAACTTTGCTATTACTTTATCTTGTTTAAGTAATCTTGTTACTTCTCTGAATACTGGATCTGATGTTTGACCAACTGCTTTAGGCATAGTTGATTCAATACCATATTGCGCTATATTGCCACCACATATACTTTCTAGATATTCTTTTCTCAAATGTGCAATTGCCTTTACGTTTTTTTGATATTCTTTAATCATTGTTAATACTTGTTTAGTCGAATAAGTCATGTGTTCAATTCCTCCGATTAGTTTAGTTATTTGATGTGGTCAACATCATGTAAATAGTCGTAAATTACGCCATTACCACTCCTAACTAATTCGGCATGTTCTTCAAACCATTCATATGGTATGCTTTTTCGTTCATTTTGTTTCTTGAAATCAATGAATTGGTCTATATCTAATTTAAAACAACTGTCATTGAATCTGAATAATACAAGTAAGAATGCTTCAGCACCCATTCTTTTTGTATCGGTCAAATACTTAACTTGATGATCACTTACATTTTTCAAAGGTAAATTCTTAATTTTAACTTCTTTCGTATCAAAGGCTATGTACTTACCTTTGTTGTTGCAGCCTACAAAATCAACTGTACTCTTTTCTTGATATCGCGCTTTACCTGTCCTGGTGTTATAACTTATCGGAGTGGCTACTTTATCGATTATTGCTATTCTTTTGTGCTTATACACTCGATTAACGTTTCCTATTACTGTTTCAAACCACATACCTCGATTAGCTTGTTTTCTGTTCAATTTATCAACTCCTAAAGAACTCATACAGTTTAATGTTTTTCATAGTATAATTATATTCGAGGTGATAATATGGATAATTTTCCAGATTTAAATAAAATTATACAAAGTAATATTTCTAAACAATTTGAAGCTATTAACTTAGCACAACGTAATGCAATGAAATTATCATTATCAAATTCACAAATCTTTAAACCGAATTTCAGTGAATTAGTTAAGGGAAGTCTCTTTAATTTTGACGAAATCTTTAGTAAAACAAATATTACTAACTTATCTAAAACATTTAATTACAACTCTCAAAATTTGTTAAAAATAACTGAACAATTTAGAAAGAGTTTTTCTAAGCAAGTGAAAATTGAATTGCCACCTTTATATAAATCAGTTCATACAATCAATTCATGGACTGAAATTACCAACGATAACGGCATAGTCAAAATGCATCCAGATGGATTAAATATCGAAACATATTCTGAAATATATACAACTCCAACTTCCGATGTTTCACCTCGTATTAATAGTGATACTTTAGGTATACCTTCTAATGAATACAATAAAGAAGTATACAGAGATATTATCAACAAATTAACTCTAGGTAGTTTGGAACCAACTTGGAATTGGTATTTAGAACATATAAACAGCCAACATATGATAGTTCACTTTTTTGTTCTAATAATATTTTTGCAAATCACAGTTGCTATTGCTACCTCTGAAAAGAAAACTGATAAATTGGACGATGAGTAGGATAACCCTACTCATTTTATTTATCTAGCGCATTTATCACTAACGTAATGACTATTACTGCGAATAGTATTAACCCGAATGTCAATGTCTACCAACTCCACTGAACCATGTATCTGCCTCTTTATATTTATCCGACTCATAGTCGATTGGTGGTATAACTGTTTTATTGATGTGATAATGTCTATAAATACCGTCTGGATCGTATTCTACTTCATCTTGCACACTAGCGTTTTTATATAATCGTTTGATGAATGCGTATAGTGCTATAAGTGATAGTGTTAATGTAATTAGGTATAGTTTCATTGTTCATCACTCCAATCAATTACTAGATAATGGTCTACACTAGTTAAATATTCATATTCAACAGTTTTTATATCTACTTCGAACCCTTCTCCTAAATACTTTTTGACTAACGGTATAAATTGTATGTTTCTAAATCTATATAGTTCATTATCAGGAATTTTAAATTGCATTGCTCCATATCCCTTTTTTGCATTAGCTATTATTTCATCTTTTAAATCGTAATCTTCATAGAACTTCTCAAACCATTTATAGAATGACTCATTCTGAAATCTCTTTACTTTGTCTATTAACATAAGTTAGCCCTCCTCATATTCTGAGTAAAATTCATCTTCGCTTTTTATCTCGTATTTATCTTTACCTGTTTCCACAATAAAGTCATAAGGCATAACTTTTTCATCTTCAAGATACAGTGAGAAATGAAAGAAGTAATTTTTGGTTACAAATAGCTGTGCTTTTCCTAACACTTTTGCTTTCGGACAGAACTCTTTTATTTCATTTATGTTACGTCCTAACCACTGCATAGCTTTTACCATAAGTTAGTCCTCCCCTAGTAAGTGTGGATGTTCAAATTTGTTTCCAATGATTTCGACAATATATGAAAAATCTAAAAATTTTGCTTCTTCCATTGAATATTCAAAAGGGTTTTTAGCAATTATTAAAGTTTCTCTCGTTTCTCCTAATAAGTCTCCATATTCCACTTTCAATATATCCCCCTCAAATATTTCCTTACCGTTCTTGTCGAATAGTCCAGTGGATTGTAGGAGTTCGATATCTGAAAAATGAATAAATTCTCCGTCACTTTCATCGTCAATCATTTCTTTAGTCCAAACGCCATCTGCATCATAATTAATTCCGTGTACATCTAACATTTCTTTATCAAATTTATCCCACGCTCTAAACTTCGGTTTCATCTTCCCAACACCTCTCTTACTAATACAATTATTAACCCTGTGACCAATAGAACGTCTGCTACATAAACCACATATCTATATGGGTACACGGTGTCTTTAAACCAGTTCCAACTATTTTTAATGTATTTCATCTTCCCAACACTTCCTTTACCTTATCTAAAATATCTGGGTACCTTTCGCCACCCTTATTTTTACAAGTCTTCTGATTTGATGAACGATCCATCTTTACTCATTACTCCAGTTCTATTTTTAATCTCTCCGTATGCCTGTTCTAGACACTCATATAAAGTCATATTGTTTTGTTGGGCTAATATAATTAATGTGACGACTACATCTCCAATACCGTCTTTAAGTTCGTCTACATCATTCCTACAAAGTGCAGCTGCAACTTCACCCATTTCTTCAGAAGATTTAGCATACTGCGTAAAGCTGTTACCTTTATCTAACCCTTTATCAATTGACCATTGTTCTACTTGTTTGATTAAGTTGTTCATATTATGCTCCCTTATTCTTTCTATCTTTATTGATTCTTTAACTCGCAACTCTGAAATACCAACTTCCTCTGCTATTTCTTCCACGCTCATATCGTTTTTATATAATTCGTAACATCTTTCGTTAATATATTGAATTAGCCCTTTAGGTTTAGTCATTTACTCACCCTCCAATAATTGATTAAATGTTTCTTCGCTGATTTCTACTTCAACTAAGTCACAATATTTAAACCATTCACTAGGTCTATAATTATTTATTGCATTTTCTCCAAATGTTTTAATCAGAAAATCTGCTTGTTCTTTTTCTTGTTCTAAATAGAAGGCTTTACACTTATCTTTATCCGGCTTACTACCGTCTGTATTTGCGAATAACAACGTTTCTTCTATATCAGTTGTTTCTCCTGGATAATTTGCAATATATGTTCCAGGTTTGTCTTTAAATTCAAATGCTAATGCTGGATATTTTTTCATGTTATTTGTCCTCCATATATCCTTTTTTATTAATCAGATGACTTACTTCTCTACCGAATGGTTTAGCATCAATTACTTTAATAGGTGTTCCACTATTCGTTTTTGAATAAATGTAATGGTCGTTTCTTAATTTCTTTATCTCATCAAACGCTTTTGCTTTATTTACAACTTCATCTACCATTTTCCAGATATCATCAGTAGTATCTCTATCACTCATTGTTAAACCAAATCTCATAGCATCAATAAAATCGTCATAATCATATGCCACATCACTCACTCCTATTCATATCATCTAGTAAATTACTGAATTCATTTGTTCCGTCTAGTTCGTCTATGCGTTTTAAGTAATCATCTAATAATGCTAAATCTCGTAATGCCATTTCATCATTCACTTGTTTTGTTACGATATAATCCTGTTTCATTTCTTCCTTCAACTTCTGCCAAGCCTCTTTATACTCTCTATCCTTCATGAGTATCATCCTCCAAATCATCAATGAAATGTACTAATCTGAAATATCTATGTTCACTTGGATTATTTAATGCTTTGTCTTTGATGTGTTCTGTTAGGTTGGTATATTTATTACGCAAACTTTTAACTTGTTCTTCAAGATATCTATTTTCAAAAATTAGTTGGTCTTTTAATCCCCTCAACTTCTTCACATCTTTGATAAGCGAGTCACGTTCACGCTTATACTGATCACGTTCATCTTTTATATCTTCATACATTAATTTGTAGTCTTTCTTAAATGGCGTTGAAGGAATAATCTCATATTCATCCGTATAATGTACCTTCAGCTCTAAAACGCTGCTCAATGAGTGTTTAATTGTAAAATAATCACTGTTGACCTTAGTTACTTCTCGCATAATATCTACTTTTCTGTTTTTCAATCTTTTGACGTGTACGGAATCTCCAACTTTTACAGTTCTTTTTTGTTTTTCACTCTCATTGAAAACGTCGTCGATATTAAGATTTTGCTGTTTAGCCCATTTATTTACTTCGTCACGCGTAGGTTTAGCCATCTACACCACTCCTTTATAAGCTTTTAAGAAATATATACGTTAATAAATTCAATATGAACCAGAAAGTAATGAACCATGAAATGTCTTTTTTCATTACTCAATCAACCCCTTAGCATATTCGCATACAGTATCTTCACTCAATCCATTACCGTACACTTGATACATGTATTCAAATTCACTAACTGAAAAGTTGTTATTTATATATTCACAAAAACCATTTTGTAATTTCTTCTGCGTTTTTGCTGAAGTACCTTTTATGCAATCACGACTAATGTAATGAACAAACTTCACAACTAAATCTAATTTGGTTTCACAATCTTTCGCTATAAAATAACTGTTAGAATTTAGGTCTAATATAAGTTCGCCCTTGTAATTTATAAAACTACCTCTAAAGTGCCTCATCATGTTAAATACTTCGTTGTTCATTACTCCACCAACTTTCCGTCACGCCAGATAAGTGTCATCGTCATATCATCATTCATGATGTAAAATGCTCTTGATTTACTTGTTTTTAGGTCACTTATAGTTGCCGGAGACCACCTACAAAGGCTGTTGTTTTCTAATAAGTCATATAAATGAGGTATCATTGTGTCCTCTGTGATTTGTTCTTCAACTTCAACTTTGAATGTTTGCTCAATTGGTAAAAATCTTTTATCAAATATTATTTCTGGTTTTGCATTATCATTAAATCTCACACGCATGCTTTTACTGCTAAAGTCTCTAAATCTAGCTTGTTTTTTGTTGTCAATCGCCCAACAAATTAATTCTCCTAAATTCATTTCTTTCTTCGTTTTTATTGTTGGCATGTTTTAGTCCTCCTAAAATAAATTCAATTGTTTTCCTTCGATTAAATCTTGAACATATGGCTTTCCAGTACTTTTAAAATACTCGTGCATTTCATCTTTCGAATTAAACACTACAAAGCCGATATCATCTCTAAACACTTCAATGGTTTCTACCTGTCCCGTATCAAATAGACGGACATAGATGTTGTTATTGTTCCCACCGTTTTTATAACGTTTAACTATTTGATCCATTTGCTCGTCATTGCAATACTTGAACTTTTTCATGTTCGTTCACTTCTTCTTTTATAATTTTCAACACTTCTTCAAATATTGCTTCTAACACTTGAACTACGATACTGTTGCCTGCTTGTTTATATAACGTTCCGTTTGTCGTATTCTTGCGTGTTGGATGTTCATTAGCCACTTTGTAATAATCTTCATCTTCAAATCCCATTAGTCGCCAACACTCTAGTTCAGTTAATAATCGATACTGACCGTTTCCGATTGGTACAATTCCACTGTTTGGACATCTATTTTGTTTTGTAGTAATCGTCCAGCTATAATCTTCAATTGGTTTTAGCCCCCCACCAAAACCTTGTCGCTTGTTTATAGCTTTAAGCATTGATGGTGATTTGATTGTGTACTTATCATCAACATCTGTTTCTAAGAAGTCACTCACATTCCTCATTGGTCTGCCTTTTAATGTCGAGAAGTTGAACCAGTGACCATTTAACATACTGATAACAAATACGCGTTCTCGTTTTTGTGGTATGCCAAACTCTCTACTGTCTAACACTTCATAATTGTTGGTATATCCTAGTCGCTCCATTTCTACAAAGTACTTTTTGAAGTTATGAATCATATCTTTAGCCAAAACACCTTTGACATTTTCCCAAATAACGACTTTCGGTTTCCATACGCCCATATTTTCGATTATTCGTATTGTTTCCCACATCAACGATGATCGTGTTTTATCTTCATCATTACCACCTAATCTAGTACCAGCACGACTAAAGTCTTGGCATGGACTCCCATGTACCAATATGTCTGGTTTAAGATTCCAACCAACTACTGATTGTGGTTGATGTAAATGGTCATATAATGCGTTATATGTTCTAACCGATTTTTCGTCTATTTCTACATAATCAATTGCTTTGTGTGGATAGCCTAGATTTAACATTGCTTTTCTAGGTGCACCTATGCCACCAAACAATTCTAAAATTTTAATCATGATGCCCCTCCTAGATTTCAAATATAGTGATTTGTCCCCCAGCTACAGGTTCATCATCATGTTCTACTACATAATCTTTATGAGTAAATCCATGAAATATAACGAGGTTCCCTTTGTTATCAGCTATACGGTAAATATCAACTGTGTCCTTATTTACACGCCATTCTGTGATTTCTCCTACCTGGTCTTTACCTACCTCAAAACAACTTTTATCGTCATAAATTTTTGTGATCATATTTACCAACTCCCACAACAGTCATTGAATAACTGTTTAGCATAATCGCCAAACTCTGTTTTCTGAGGGTACTTCTTTAGCCATGGCTTAGGTTTCGAATAATCTTTCTTCGGCTTTTTTGATTTATATGAATCTGCTGCAATTACATTTTTATTTCTATTATGATTTCTTACAGGATATGATCTAGCTTTACTTGCAGACCATCCATAACGTAAACGTTGATAAAAAGCATCCATACTAATACCATTAGATTCAGCTATTTCAATGTCTCTTTTTTCGTAATCATATTTTTTATTCACCTTTCACACACTCCATTTGGTCATTTAGTTTATTTAACCTTTCTCTGTTAGATTTCAGCCTTTGTTTTTCAACTGCCATCGTCACTCTAATTTCATTTTTATTAGTCATAGCGACGTATAAAATAAATCCGTATATATCGTTTTTTCTTAAAAACCACTGTAAGGAATCTATATCGTTTATATAGTCTCCTGTTTGTTTAATACTTGACAGAAACGTCTGAAATCGGTCAATTAACGGACGTTTTAGTTTGTAATTCTTCTTAACTGCATCTGACAATTTAAATAATGTATTTGATGTCATTTTTGCACCTCGTATCGAATAAAGGATATGTTCTAAAAATTAAAAAGGTAAGTCATCATCATTTAATTGACTACCATTTGTAAATGGATTATTCTGTTGGTCATATTTCGTTTTATTTTGCCCTTTTTGGACATTTTGATTGTTTTGGCTATAGTTATTGCCTTTTTGATAATTCGTTCCATTTTGATACGAATTTGAGTCGTTTTGACTATCTTTAGGCTCTAAAAATTGGACATTGTCGCAAACAACTTCAGTAACATATACTTTTTGTCCTTCTTTGTTTTCATAACTTCTGCTTTGTAACCTTCCATCAACGCCTGCCAATTTGCCTTTAGATAGATATTGATTTACATTCTCTGCTGTTTTTCTAAATACAACACAATTGATGAAATCTGCTTCACGTTCTCCTTGTTGATTAGTAAAAGTACGATTAACTGCTAATGTGAATGTGGCTACTTGAACTCCACTCGGAGTAATTCTAATTTCAGGATTTTTTGTAAGACGCCCGACAAGGGCTACAGAATTGATCATATTGTTACTACCTCCATTGGTTTATTAATTATGATTGCTGGTGTTGTTTCTCTTTTATGAATTTGTCTTGCGAGTTCACTTCTTATTAACGATTGGTCGAAGTTACATAAACTCATAAACTTTTGAGCATATGCTTCACTGCAATTCAAACGAGTCATAATGTCTTTAACTGATATTAGAATCATTATCTTTCCTCCTGTTTATTATTTTAAATTTTTAAATCCTTTCATTCGGTAGTCGTCACCCTCTAAAGTAATACCGGTGGTGTTAGACATTAACCGACTAAATAATCTTTGTTGGTCTTTTGTTTTTGTTAGTTCTTTGACTGATAGATTAGTTGTTATAATGTTGTGCTTACCTACTCTACTTTCAGCAATCTGAAATAATTTTGACATGCCATAGTCTGTAACATTCATACCAAAGTCATCAAAAACCATTAAATCAACTTGTCCTATAGCTCTTTCTAAATCTGTTTCTGAATACTCACTGTCTTTATCAAATGTAGATCTAAATTTAGAAATCAATTCAGTTAAATTAATAAACAGTACTGAATAATTTTTAGCTTTCACTTCTTTTAAAATCGACATTGCTAAATGTGATTTACCCAATCCAAATGAGCCTTGTAATAGTAATGACTGCTTATTATCTATATCAAATGACTTAGCATATCTTTCGCATATTACTTTTGCTTTTTCTTGGTTATTATTTTCGGGAATGTAAGTCTTGAAAGTAGCGTTTTTTGTTTCTTCATTTTCGCTTGAAAAACTTAAAATCTTATTAATTTCTTGCTGTTTTTGACGATGTTTAAAATTACGCGTTAAATTTTTCCCGTGTTCTATCATGTCGCAGTCACAGCCTAATCTATACGTATAACCATTCTTGAATTGGTATTCTTCGTAATCTCGACCACACTTTTCGCATTGATCTTTTTTCAATAACTTTGGTTGTGTTTTTTGTTCTAACTTATTTGCTAACTTAGGATTGAATAAAGCATTCATTTAATCACCTCAATTATTCATATATTTTAGATAAGGATTATCTTCATCAGCTACTTCTTCTTGTTTACTACGTTTGTTGTTTCTTGCTGAAATATCCTCTACTGATTTAATTCCATCATTGAACCATGATTTCAAAATAGAGTTCACATAATTCCATTTATAGACATTGTTGTTTAGCGACTCTTTCATTGCTTCTATAACAATTTCATTACCATTCTCTTTAAAATCGTCTATCCAAGCTCCAATTTGTTCAGATATATATGGTTTAAGTACTCCAAAACCATTAGATTGGTAAAAGTCAAACGGCGACTGCTGCTTACTACTACTGTTATTCTTCTCACTGTTATTTGTAATATTGTTACTTGTAAAACTGTTACTTGTAGTAGTAAGGTTTTCGAGCGCTCTATTTTTCATCGCTCTATTTTCGAGCGCTTCACTTTCGACCGCTCTATTTTGAAGTGGTCGAGGTTCATGGTGTAATGTGTATAAATTTTTTCCATACAAATTATTACTCTTTACACGTTCAATATTTAAATAGCCATTATCCTCTAATTGTTTCCTATACTTTCTGAACCTATTTTTGCTTATATCTAATTCATGACATATAAGTTCAACGCTAGGAAAAGCACTTTGATCTGAACCAGCATATGAAGATAAGTAGGCATATAAAGCTTTTGCTTCAATATTTAACTTCGTATCTTTCATAACCCTTTTGAACACAAGCCCATAACCAGTTATGGATGTTTTAATTTGTTCTGTCATAGTTTTACTCCTTTCTAAAAGTATAGGCAGGAATTAACCTGCCTATTTAATTACTTGCTCTCTACTTTACTTTCTTCTTGGTGCTCATTTACCTCTTCATAGTCAGTAATATCAATGACAGTTGACATATCTTCATCAATTTCATTTTTAATAGTGCTATCAGAATTAACAGCTTTATTCATTTCAATTGATTTTGGAGCATACTTTAATACTTCCTTCAGAACTGTTTTCTTAGCCATTGCGTCATAATTTGTTTTCCATGGTGATGTCCATCCTTTTTGGACTGCTTGACTAAATTCTTTAGCATGTTTATCCACACGTTCTCTTGTCCAATAAACAAAGTCATATCCACCATTTTTAAGATGATATACAGCATAGTATCCAATTGGTTCTCCTTCTGGTTCTTGTGACGGTACATGTTCAAGATTTTTAAATAGTCCATATTGATAATTAAACTCGTCATTTGGATATACTTCGTGTGAATATATAGCCTTGTATTGACCACTTCTTGTTGCTAAATCAATTAACCCTTTATAACTAAGTTGGAATTGAACTTTACCAGCGTATGGTATTAAATATGCTTGTCCTAATCCTGTATTTGGTTCAACACCAAGTTGTGATGCTTGCATAAGAGCACCAATAAAACTCATTTGATCACATTCAAGTAATTTAGGTGTTGAACTAACTGCAGTCATAGCGATACGCGCCATTCTGTCAGCATCCATATGTTTAGGTAGTGCTCTTTGTATCTCTGGACCCATTTTGATTAATAAGTCATTCAATTGAGTTTTAGGTGATTTGTTTTGCACCTCATTTTTCTTTCTACTTGCTACTTGATTTTTAATTGATTCGTTAGTTGCCATTTTATTTTTCCTCCATTAATTTAATATTTTTTAAACTTGTAAAAACAATGTCTTCTATGCCATCTACTTGAAGTGATACACGCATACTTGGTTCTCTGTATTCGTTAATGTTAATAACTGTAGCTTTAAATAAATGACCAAAAGCATTTACAAAATGTACTTTTTGGTTCTTCTTAATTCCAAATTCTTCCACCATATTTGTCCTCCTAGCCTTTAACTTCTTTTATTCTCATAACTCTACTTTCTGTTGTTCTAGTGTATTGTTCGTCAAGCTCAGGATATTCTTCTTTAAATTTCTTTCTATCAAACCTAGATGATTTTTGAGGTTTCCATGAAACTTGGTAATTCTGTGAAATACCAAATTGATTTTCTCCTAACTTATTTTTTATTTGATTTTCATATTTAGCTTTTTGTTCCTTTAAATCTTTTTCTTCTTCTTTAATTTGATTAAGTGCTTTTATTATCATTTCATCGTTTTTATCTAAAACTGCTTGAGTTTCAACACTATCTTGATATTTAAATTTCATAAATTCTGTTGTTGCAACACTACCGTCTACTGGTGGTATATCGTCACCCAAGATATAATTTTCCCAAAAATATTTTTCTTCTTGAATGATGATATTAATTAACTCTTCATCTCGTTCTATTTCTTTCCAAATAAATTTATTACCACCAATTAATACTGCAATATAGCCTTTTTCATAACCTGTTACCGCCATATAATGTTGTACTTGAGCAATATAACTATCTGGTATTTCGTCCTCTTTCCAGGCTTCCTTGTTATACTCAGATGTTGTTTTGCATTCTAATACAGCTTTTTCTCCAACTACTGCTCGATCAATATTCGCTAGCATAAAATTATATTTTGGATGTCTAAACATCTTGTTTACTTTTCTAACTTTTTTACCAGTTCTTTCAGTGAATTCTTTAGCAACCACATCCTCAAGAACATTTCCCCAATAAATATATTCATTATCAATTTCTTGTTTAAGTTCTGGTTGTGTTTTCTCAAAATATAATTGAATTGGCGATTTCCATTTATTAATACCAAGAATAGTTCCTGCGTCTGAACCACCAATTCCAGTTTGCCTAAGCTTCAACCATTCTTGTCTACTCATATTTTTTGTACTAACATCTTCTTGTAAATTTCTTTCTGATATTTGTCCCATAAACTACACTCCAATGTTATAATGTAGATATATTTCTTTTGTCATGCGCCTATCTCTCTGGCGCATTTTTTATTCCTCATACTCTAAATGGCACCAAGGATTAACTTTGTCATACTCATCTTGTCTGTGTTCCATTTCCAATGTATATATGGCTTCTTCATGTGCTGGATCATAAGTGCAATGTTCCATATAAATCTCCCTTTCATCATTTTTAGTCGAATAAATCATGGTTGCAATTTCTACTGGTCAAATAGTTATATAATCTTTCATTTTCGGTCGTATTTTCTAGCAAATAATCATTAAGCATTGCTACTATGTTTTCTTTTTGTGTTTCATAGTCATCTGCAGATGTAAAACAAGCTGAAACAACTGTTCTCTCAGTCCTATTACATTTGATTTTCATATCAATATAATCACCGTAATAAATAGTTTCTTTCTCAAACCAAAAACCTTGCAATTCAAAATTTGAACTCCTACGTTCTCCAATTTCTAACATTTTGATCCCTCCTTTAAATTTCATCATTTTTTAAACCATTGAATACATGGTCGAACATTTCGAAAAACAAAACTGTTACAAGCCAAAACATAAGAGCATGTTCAATAGGTGTTACTGAAAAACTAGCTATAATAAAGAACTCAATTACTATGATTAAAGTGAGTAACGGATATTTTAAAATATTCATTTAATACCTCCTATATTCTTCGTTCAATTTTTAATTTTTGCTCATGTGCTTTAGCAATATCTCTTGGGTTTTGTTTTATATGTTCACAAGTTTTGTTTATATATACTTGGCCATGAAATAAAACATCTTCGCACTCAGACATTGTTGTAATTACTTCATCTCTTTCTTCCCTACTCATAAACTCTGGTCTTTTTAAAAAATCACAATTTTCTAATGCAACTATAGCTTCTTTCATTTCTTTTATTAGTTGCTGTTTAACTAAACCTGGATGGTCATAATAAACACGGTCACTATGTGCTGGTGTTGAAAGACCGTTTGAAAATTCATTCAACACATCTGTTACAAATACTCCATCATTACTATTTGTTGCAAATGATCTATAGGTATCAGAAGATATTGCTCTTTGTCCCTTTCTCATCATCGACATATTACTTTTTGTAGTAAAAGCTAGGTCAGCTAATTTTTGTTGTGTCATACCTGTTCTCTCTATTTGTTTTGTAATTACTGATTCCATTTTTAAAACCTTCTCTCATTTTTTATATTTCTTTTGTCATATTGTTTGGTTAACTGTTCCATCTTTAAAGTTCACAAAGCATGGTGTAATATATAGTTATCATCATTTGGTCGAATAAATGATGTGTTCTAAAAATCTCAATTTGGTCGTTGAGTGTAACTGGGCTAGGTTTGGTCACCTGGTTCAGTTATTTTTTATGCTTCTTTAAGATTGAGTTCTAGTTGATATACTGTGTCGTAGGACGGTTGCCATTGTTCAATGAATTTAACAGCTTCTTCATAGCGCCCTCTTGGAATGCTGTTATAAGTTGGTACTTGGAAAATCTTCTTTATACTTCTATAAATTTCTGCAAACAATTTTTTAGAAGTTTCTTTGTAATATCCATTGAATTTATTCCTAACGATTTCAGCTACTTTACGAGCAACTAATTGTTGAATATGTTTTGCTTGTCCATGCATTATTGGATAGCTTTCTTCTATAGCAGTTACTCTTTCATCTAATTCTGTATTTCCTTGAGCTATCAATTGAATTTGTTCAGATGTTGTTAAAGGTTTAATTTGATATGAACCAGTTTTTCTGATTTGTGGTAATACTTCAGATGTTATAAACCTTTTAAATCTGCGTGCATTTTCTTTAATAGATTGGTTATTACTTTGTTTTGCAGCGCTTAAAATCATGCTATATAATCCTGATTCATTGATCACAGGTGTATCTTGACTTCTACCGATGGAATCCTTGATTGGGACTACACCTTTATCCTCATAATCAACGTTGTCTTGTATCGCTTTTGTTGGTCTGCTATAACCTAATATTTCAGCTACATCTTTACCTATAAAATAAATTTCCTCACCTTTAGTTAATGTTCTTACTGGTAAATCAGAAAAATTAAATATCGTTAAATTATTTTCCATTTATAAGCTCCCCTTTTTAATTTTCTTCGCTTCTTTCAATAATCTCTTCATAATACTCATCAATGAATTTAAGCATCTTTCTTCTATGGAATCTGTATTGACCATTTTTTCCTTCAGGGAATTGGCTGAACTTTTCAATCTTTCGTCTAAAATATGGTTTATCCATTACATTCTTTTTGACCCATGTTCGATCTCTTTGAAATTCTTCACAAACTTCTTTCATAGTCATTGCGATGGCTTGTCTTTCAACTAACTGTTCATGTTCAACTTTTTTTATCAGTACATAATCTGGTGGTATATTAATTGTTGCTTGAATTGTTTGAGACATTCTTCTTCCTCCTGTTCTGTGAACTGACTGGTCTATCATGTTCACAACTTAATAGATATAATTAATTTGTATTAGTCGAATAAATCAAATGTTCTATTTAGTTTCCTTTTCGGTAACTATAGGTGTAAAAAAAATATCATCATATTTTACACCTAATATCAAACAAATTTTAGAAATATCATTTGCACTAAATTGTCTTAATCCAACTTCTTTTTTGTAATATCCTTGATAACTATTGAAGCCCATTTTGTTTGACATCTGTTCGATTGAAATACCTTTTTTCTTACGTATTTCTTTAATCCTATTTGTATTAACTTCTGGGAATGTCATGTTGTCACCTCCTATTACCGTATCGGTAATTATAATATATATTACCTTTGTGGTAATGTCAATGATTTTATTACCAAAAAGGAAATTTATTTAATTTTACCAATATGGTAACATGTAATTAGAGAGTGGAGGTATAAACTATGCCTAATGTTCTAGGGAACAATATAAAACTTTATCGTAAACAAAAAGGTATTAACCAAAAAGATTTAGCTGCTAAACTTGGCGTTTCTAATGTTGTACTCTCAAGATATGAAAGTGGAATAAGAACTCCAGATATAAGCACTCAAAATAAACTAGCTGATATTCTAGAGGTTACTTTAGATGAGTTACACGGTAGAAATACTAAAAAATCTAAAGATATTGAAGATGATATCGAAGTGTTAATGTTTGAAGATAAAGACGGATGGGACGAACTCCCAAAAGAGAAACGTAAACAAATTCTACAAGAATTATCAGACTTAGCAGATTTCTATATAGAAAAAGAAAAACGTGCTAAAGATAATAGATAGTAATAAAAAATATAAACTAACTTTGTTGGCTTATATTTTTTTAATCATATACAGAACATACGTTCTATTTATAACATATCTTTTACAAATTAGAAGGAATATTATGAACTACATAAC